GAAATATATTGTTTATAGTCGATATGATCACATCTACGTGATTTTTATAGATTATAAATGTTTGGATATTTTTGGTGGTAAAACCCAATGCTGCTGATACAGCATTCATAGCTTCTATGGTGATGTTGCTGACTGCCGTATTGTTCAATACATCAGGATCATAATTTTTAACAAAGAATGTCACATTAGCTATTTGTCCTGTGGATACCGTTTGGACGGTGTTATTCAACCAGTATAATATATCAGAATAGTTTCCGATATATGCGAAAGTTTTAGGATATATTAGGGATAATGGTGTTAGCCAATATCCTTCCAGATTAGAAACTGTATTAGTAGTATCTCTCCAACCTGCACTAAGGGTGTTGGTAGTAGTGTATAACTGTTGATATAATGCACTGTTATTCTGCATCAGGGTTGTGAATGCACGCATTTTAGCCTCTGTGGTATTATAATCACATAGCCGGAAATTGAATAACTGGAAATTTCCATTAATATCCGCTAATGGATTTCCTAGGGAGTCAAATATATCAATAGTTTTAACAGTGTTCATGGTTATTCAAAAATCTTTGTACCATTAGACCATTCGAGATTAGAATCCAAGGTATAGCGTATACCTATGAATTTGTTTATAAATTGGTCTTCTAGTGTCAGCGATGCATTGGTTGATCCGCAGTCTACTTTGGATTGGCCTTTTATAGTTATGCGTCTACTTATACATGATGTTGTAGCAGTCCAGTTCACTATCTTTGTTCCTATATTGGATGTGGATGATGCGGTACGATTTATGAAATAATACTCGGGAGAAAATATGTATAGAACTTGACCCGTGATGTAATTCATACATGATCCGTTTCTAGGAGATACGTTCTCATTCAACCATTGTCGTATGACTTCTATATCAGAAGATGCCGTGAATGGATATGGATAGACCAAGGTTATGGGGGATAACCAAAATCCACTCATTTCACTAACAGTTGTAAAGGTATTTTGCCAGCATGCAGAATTTTGTGCAAGGGTCGTGTATGCACTATTCCAATTAGCACTTAAAGTGGAGAACGTTGTCAATGCTGGATTAAAAGAAACCCTGATTTCATTCTCCACACCGCATACTTGGTAATCTAATTGTTTAAAATTCAAGTTGATTGCTGATAAACTATTACCGATGGAATCCCCGCCTAAGATAGGATACACATAGTCACAGTCACCGCTTTTACATAAATGTAAGGACATATTATTATTTACACACCGTCATACAATCTGTAAATCGTTTACTTGGTAATAACACACAGTTGTTTGCTAAATCATCCCAGGTAATACCTTTCGCGGATAAATCAGCCCATGTAGTAGGAACCAAACAATTACTACCCATGACATTCCAAGTTCTACTATATGGATATATAGTGGATTCAGTCTGACAATCAGGGCTCACAGCCGTATTCCAAGTGATGGAACTTAATAATGGATTACTCAATTTATTAGTATCGGTTAATTCCCACCAGGAATATGGATTTATACGATCACTGGTATTCTGTGGACTTGTGATAGTGTGAGCATTCCAAGTCCAACATACTGGTCCTTGTGTGAAATTATCCCGAACTTGCAACATATCTTGTAATAAGAGTAAATTATTATAAACTCCGTCAATACTTCTATTGATAGTGTCCCAGGTCACTAATTCATTTATACCCAACAAGGAATAATTCAATGCCGAGAGGGATATTTCCGATGCTCTTATATTATCTATGGTGTGTGATAATAGCTCGAAATTGGAATCATATTTCGCGACAAATTTATATTGTATATCCTTCGCTAATAGATAGATATTATCATTTAGTTTTTTAAATGTATCATTATATACCACGGGAGATACCAATTCGGGGGAGGTCACTAACATGGAATCGATACTCCATGCAGATGCATAGAACTGATGCGTATCCACTGATAAAGGTTCCAAATATTCTAGATATTTGGTTAGTCCGTATGGATTAGATATATACATCTCATTGCCATTGAATGCCAAACCTGTAGCAGAAGTGGTCAATATATTGGAACCGATTCTCAATCCATATATGGTATAGGATTTAATAATCGAGCCCGATATTACATATAATAGTTCATTATGGAAATATATTTTAGTACCTGTGGATATTGTGAAAGTCCGAACAAGATTCAATGTGGAATCATATAGATAAACCTGTCCTGATTCTGTCAAGACCGCTATATATGAGTCATTTGCAGCTACCGCTAGGGGTATATTCGTTCCCGCCCAATCTATGTTGCGAAGATCGCCAATCCAATTGAAGTATGCATTATATATTTTAACGGTCGGTTCTCCTTGGTCCACAATATAGATATTATCATCTGTATCAATCGTCATATCCATAGGCTTATTCAAATGAATATGTGAATAAGCTGGACCTGAACCACCCCAATATTGAGCCAACGTCATATCATCTTCAAATGCATAAATGGATTTCTTATCTTTATCCAATACTACTATTTTACTATTTGTATTATTGTATACTATTCGAATTGGCTTGACAAACACTTCGCTGGGCGTTATGCTTCGCGCAGACAAGCCCAATGATACTGTAAAATCATTATTCCAAATTTTGATAGTGTCATCATCAATAATATAAAATTTTCCATCATTATAATATACATCTCCAATATTATGGATTTTATCCGAATATATAGGTGTAGCAAATGTGTTATCCCAATGCCATTGTAATGTGGCATTTCTCTCTCCCAACCATCCAATATATTGTTTTGGTAATACTGAATTATAAGTGTATGCCATGCTACTTAGATAGACAATATTGGTGTTAATTTTATTGATTGTGCTATTGAGTACAGATTCTAATTGCCAATCATTTGGAGAAATTTGGATATCATTCAAATTATATGGTAATGTGATTTGATCGGGGAATTCTCTGATGATATTTTTATCCCAGGTTGGGAAAGAATCACGTATTAAGAAATAGTTTGGCCAAGTCCGTATAATCGGTGATCTACCATCTGCATAATACCCTGTCATACTAGGAGTATATGTCCCTTCGTTTAGGTATTGTGCGTATATAGGTTCAGATGCACCACTTAATGTAGTAGTTCCAGTATTTGTACCATCTGTGAAATCAAAATGATCAAATATATCAGGGGTTTGGTTCGATATGCTGATCATCTCACTGGTAGCATATATATTACGGGGAGAGAAAATTTCTAGATATGGACCATCATATGCTGTCAGTGTTACAACATTGGTTGTTATTTTCTGTGTTATCGGACAAGTATCATAAGGATAATTAGCTGGAGTTTTAATCATATTACCTGATAGCGATAATGTGAACACGTTATAACTATTTTCAGTTATATGGAACTGGTTTGTTTTGTCAAAATTAAACTCGTTATTATATGTGAAGCTGTTACCTGTGAATGATAATTCGTCGGAAACACTGGTTAATCCGGTTTGTGCACTACTAAGAACCCATACTGCATTGGTTGATAATGCAGTATAATTTGTGGATACATAATTTACGTTTACTATAAACGGTGCATACTTATTAATTGATAAATTCAGATCAGGTGTATTGAGTATAATTGATGGGTTTATAGTTTGCGGAGTTCTAGGGGTTATCCATCCATTGAATACTGTTGTTCCAGTCGAACTAGCACCATTATATATGGTTATTGGATCGGTTGGCACGAATATATTATTAAATGCGGATACGTTTATGGATGATATAGGTGATATATCAGAAAATGTTACGCCTATGGTTTCTATATTAGATGTAGAGCTTACTTGTTTAGTACCAATTTTATAGATATATTGATCAAATCCGCCAAATGTGGATATTATGAAATTTTGTGTACCACATGGGCGCAGATAACGTAATCCACCAGAAGACAGATAGGTATTGTCTTCTATGTTTAATTTAGTTGTAGGTTGGAATTTATATTCAGGGAAAGCTATGAATTCCAGTTTACGGGGAGTAGAACCCAACACATTAATGCATATTTCATCTGTAAAATCATATGCACCAAATCCACCATATTTAGGAATAGCGTCTATAGCTGATATTCTCATACAGTGGGTAGCAGTAAGCGGGAATGTGGCGGATATACCAGTATGTATGGTGTTATCAGGATATAACCATCTGATTTCTCCATAAGATGAGAAATCTTCCAGTATAGCAGATGCAGAAACATTTACAGATGAAGATACGAAAAATATACTTTCATACTCTCGGGAGTCTAATACTTGTCCATTGGAGCCGGATAGTGATGCATATATATTTGATTGCGAAGGGTAATCCCGTATATTGAAAATGCGATTTTGTGATAAATTATAATCCGAGGAGAATACGTTTAATGCGATATTAAACGCTTGTATGGATGGATTATCAGGCGTACTATTAGCCGTACATAATGCTTGAGGTTGTATATATTTTTGAATACCAGGGTATGCTATATTCTCAAAAAAGTTCTCGCCACTAGCAGTTTGGAATTGTATATCGGCATTATTGTTTTCGTTCCATATAACTGACCCCGATTCCGGCACATCATATATTAAACCATTTTTAAGTATGGTTGGCTTTAATTTTAATTTACTGGATAATAGATTGTTTTCAAATGTTCCATCTAACAACAATGATATATTGGCGAAAGATGCAGACGTTGGATACCATTTTATAGACCCTGATGTATTATATTGCTCTGAATACATCGATATAGTAGTTGGCTCCACACCTAGGTTTAATATTTCAACTGAAAAATCATTTGCTACTGTTAATGTATTGTGGGGTAATATCTGTGTTCTTTCACCGTTTACTAGTTCCCATATAACGGCATTCGCAGAAGGACTCACTGACCATTTTATATTATCGTTGGGGTCAGATGATGGATTTATTATGGATTGTAGTGCTATTGAATTAGGAGTAGCAGATAATTGTGTTAGCTGGATTAGTGCTTTATCACCATTCAAGGTGAACGTTATGGGGTCTAGCCGGTAGTAGGCACCACTCAAGGATGCAAACTCTAGTGCAACATCATAGGTGTTCACGTTTCCATCATTTATGAATTTCAGAGGTGCATTCACAGGTATCCAAGTAGATGGAACATATACAATATCTGTATTAGCTATAGGGCTGGCAGATAGTGTTATATCTCCACTAGTGTCTCTAAAGTTCATGAACCAATTATTGGTGTTTTGTTCTATAGGGATGTTGGTGGACCAATAGTTATCCGTCATAGTCAATAGAAGATTGACAGAACTAATATCCACATGTACTGTATTCGCAGATGGGTGGAAATATACTACCATATCACGGTTTACCGGTCTACCAGATATCGGGAAGGTGTATATATAATCAAATATAGATGAATTGGTTGATAATGAATAATAGTTATTATCCAGTTTTGTAAATGATGTAGTTGCTGCTATGGGAGTAGCAGATGTACAGTATGTCAATAGCACATCTGATTGAGCAGGTATTTGGAAATTACTTTTCAGTTTCAGATATAAGTTCCATTGATTATTAGTTGTGCGGTATAATGTACTGGTCGTATCTAATACATCTCGATCTTCAATAGGTACACCGGATAGAGAATATGCAGTAGCAGATGTATTCCGATCCACAGACACACTATATAATAGTGCACTATCTTCTAGATATGAAGTCGATAATGGGAAGGTGACAATAAATGATTGAGGTAATATATTAGTGTCGAATGGAGAAACTGCCGGTATTTTAGAACCAACTGATGCAGTTTTGCTGCCCAATAAATTGGTATTTTTGGTCGTAGTCATCCATGTCAATTGTCTTTTCTGATTATTGACTTTTATAACGGGCTCTCTCAGAGATGCGATATTTCCCGATATACCATATAGGGTAGCCGGATCAAGAGACTCATAGTAGTCTTGTCGAGTGGTCACGTTTTCTAGCCCTATATAGGGAGATAATACAGCAGATAGGGTGAAACTATTATTAACTGCACTACCACTTTGGTATATGGATGTACCTTGTATGATTGGATAAAAATTGGTAGGAAATACCGCTATTGCCGTTAATCCCCCGTGGAAACTCATATGTCCATACCTATCGCTGCTATTGGAGAAATCCACAAATAGTGGATAGTCTGCGGGTATTTCTAGACTGTAATGAGTTTGTTGATATGAATCAGTTTTATCATCATCATATATACCTGATATAACTTGGGAACTCAATACTGCATATGTAATGCCGACTTGATCGAAGGTTGGTGCATTGCGCCATTTTTTCATCACATCTCCGTCGATATACGTATTATCTCGTATTGCGAATGATGTAGAGGCATTAGATTCTGCATCAATATCCTGGGATAGAAAAATACCTAATTTTTCATGGGGAAAAGCGCAGAGAGGAAATACTTCCGATAGAATCATAACATTATTTATACACATATAATTCCCGTAAAATGGGAAACTCCTTGACATTACCAATATAACTGGTATAATTAAAGAATGACTATAAAGTTAAATACTTCTCAATTATACCTATTAGGTGATATACATGCTAAATTCGATATATTGGAGAAATATATCGAATTGCTACCTAATGATGTAGCCATTATACAGGTAGGCGACTATGGAATAGGATTTAAATCATTCGCGGAAGACTATGAACAGCAGTTTCATATAAACGAAAAACTGGCAAATAAAAATATCAAGATGTTTGTTATTCGCGGTAATCACGATGATCCATCAAAGTTTGTGGAAGATAGTGATATGAACTTTTCGTATATAACCTTTTTACCGGACTATACTACGTTAGAAGTCAATGATAAGAGGATACTATGTGTAGGAGGAGCAATATCAGTTGATCGAGCGGATCGTATAGATAAGATATCATACTGGATTGATGAAATATTCCGTTTACCGGATGACATGGCAGCAATATCAACAGACTATGATATATTAGTGACTCATGCTAGTGCCAAGGGAATGCCACCATTTACAACGGGTAATATACGATCATATATAGTAGATGATCCTAAATTAGAAGCTGATTTGCTTCAAGAAAGGAATCAGATATTACAATTATTACGACACCTTAAACAGGGACCGTTGACACATATGTATTTTGGACACTATCACCAATATCTAGCTGGTAGATGCGAAGGTGTATTTTACCGAGGATTGATGATAGGTGAAATGGTATCAATATTATAGCTGAACAATATCGGGTAATTTCAATGTGTTAGATTGGGGTTGCAGTTGCGGTATAGGTGGAAGGATCAAGGGCGGAATAACTTCCAACTTTGGTCCTTCTATTTTTGGCATAGGGGTTACTTGTTGGGTAGCTAGGGTTTTGACGATCAATTCCAGGGCAACATGTTCACTAGATTGAATACATGTGATACCTAGATATAAAATTGTCGCACACACTGCGACACACCGGAAGGTTTTACATATTTGCTTCATATAATAATTTGTTTTTATAGGTTGATAAGGCTTCATATATTTTATACGTATCGGCAGCATAATAACTGGCGGTGTCTGCTGCATTGATTTCTAATAGCTTGAGTTCATTATTAACTACGGCTATATCAATGACAAAATTAAAGATATTAGTGAAATATCCTGATTTTGCTATACTGGTAGCAAAATCCACCACTTTTTGGGGGATACCCGGTTGCACATCCAGTTCTTCATTGGTCATATATTGACAACCACTTATGTATGTATTACCTATGAATATTGTCCGATATTCAGAACTTATTCGGGATACAGGAGCATATACACAAGTTATATATTCAGGCTCTAGATTTTTCTGTTGTTTGATATATGCTATTTCTGAATTAAATTGTTCATTAGATTTGAACACTTGTCCCGAGAATGTTTTATACGGTTCTACAGGACGGATGAATAGTGGCATACTATCAAAATCGTGATACTTTTTAAAGTATGCCATATCCAAGAATTTTGTTTCTTTTGGATAAATTAAAATATCTCTAAATGCTGGAACCCATTGCAAGGCATCTGCATATGTATAACGTCTACCTAATAGGCGTGCTAATTCTAGACTTCCCCTGAATTCCTCTGCGTTTATCTTATTTTTGGTTTGTAAAAAGTCAGGAGTTCTGAACAATGTATTCAGATCGATAGGGTGAACATCAAAAAATGTTTCTATATTTTCGGCTGTTTGGGGATTATCATCCTCGTGGAACAACCCGCGTTGTACATATATAATAGGCTTATTCATAGTTCTGCTCATAGACACGCTCTGCTATGCGCTTTGCGACCAGTGCCGCCTGGTGCCATGCGTAACGTGCCTTTGTTTTGTTACCGCGCTTTTGCTCTGCCCAGAGCGCTTCGCCTTCTGTTTGCAGCTTATGCCATTTGATGGCCAGTTCGGGAAGGGTGAGATTCGCAGTGGCAGAACGGGTCGCAATGAAAGACGCAGAACCAGGCACTGGAGGAGAGCACTTGGCACACGGCCTGTCCTCCCAATGGGCATCTCCACATTTTTCGCATGTAGTAATTTTTGGCATATCAGCGTGCCTCCTCAGTTGTTGCGTTCATATGGTTTTGTCGCAACATTCTAGTATTCATCAATACTGTACCCAACACATTTAATCCTTGCCATTTATCCACATCATATGTGTCTGGATTATCTGGACCCATACCAATACCCCATATAGCATCCCATGGACTTGCTTCGCATATTATATAATTTTTATACTTTATAGTTAGTAGTTCGTCTATTACTGGATTTTGTTTAAATTTCTCGAATAGAACTTTGGTCATATAATCTACTCTGATATTAGCCCAATACACAGGATTATACCCTTTAATGGCACGTCCTAGAGTTTTTTGTATATTCGGGTGACTGGATCGCATAATCTCTTCGGCTTTTTCCCAATCCCCGAATATAACAGCCTTTCCAAACATCATGGCTTGTTCAGAACAGTTGAATGATATATTATTATTGGTTAATATATCACCATTATCATATAATTCATAATAACGATCCACATTGGACTGTGAATAGGGTTGTATAAACCGGGTGAAGTCACCTGGTTTCATGTTAAATGCGCCCCATGGTTGATTTTTAAATGCACCATACCAGTTAGAAAAAAAGGACCGCTGAAATGCCGCCACATTGTTTTTAATAGTTATACCGTTTTGTGCGATTTTAAGTTGTTCTTCGTGTAATGTATTCATTTTATCTTATTTTTATAATTGATCCGAAATTAGGTCGGATGCCTTTAGTCGGGTCGTGTTGGCTATATTTAGTATTTGCTATTGTGATATGGTAAGCTCTAGATGAGACATTGAAATTTTTAGCCACCACATCTAGTATGGGAGAATATATCTTTACCCAGTAATTAGTGAAATTAGCGTATTTTCCACCTACATGTATATATGGATTATAATACACCTCCACAGGTGTATTATGCCATCGATTTAATATTTTCTCTGATACATTTGGAGTGTAACGAGAATCCACTAAAGTAGAGTGGGCACCATGCATAGGCGTATTCACCAGTACTTTAAAATGCTGTTCAATTAACCATTTATAATAATTGATAAAATCATTGGAATATATGACTTTTAACATCATATCTTCTTTCTGGATGATACCTTTTACTTTTAATGGAAAATCAGTGGACATGGTGATCTAAATGGAGAGGCTTTTTCTTATTCATTATATTCTGGACATCTTTCCAAGAGAAAAATGCGGACGAATTGTATTTTCTACTGTTATCTATTCCTACGTCTAAGCGTTGACCATATTCATATTCTGTTGGACTGGACCATGGTAGATTACCGTGACTATGCCCATGTAATGACCAACAATGTTTTGGGGGTATCAATGGAGCCTGATGGCGACAATGTACCAATTGTTTTGGAGCTTTTTGAGATGGGGTAACTCGATCCGATATACTGAAAATAGCATCGTTCCCGAAGAACACCATATCATATGCGGGATTAGTTGTCAATCCGAAGTCATATATAGGCACACAATCATCTGCCAGTTGGGGTATAGTCCCATCTTTATATGGTAGTTTGAATTTAATGGATTTACTCTGTATTGATAATGGATACATATCCATTGAACGCGCAGGCGTATCGTGCACAGGTATATTATGCTTCTTGAATATAAACTCGATAATCCGTTGATATATTCTATAATCATATGAACTATGATCGCCCCATATGATATATTTTATAGCAGGAATATTTTGGAACCATTCTAGAGTTCCTTCATATGTACTATTCAATGTATTATCCCCTAATAGAATTAAAAGATCATTTGGTTTGAGAGAGAATAACTGATTTCTAAGCCATTCGTCGTGGCTGGATATATCCTTGAATCCGCGATCCCCATATATCCATGGTCTATCATGGTTGTAATGACAGTCAGACCCGAAGTATATGTTATTATATCGGTTGCTTAAAATTTGATGATGTACGTCTCTCATGGGGAAATATAACATGTGCATGGAAAAAGTCAACTTTTTGTTGACTTTTTGTTGACTTTTGAGATGTAGTGCTGTATAAGTAGCGATATGAAAAAGATATTGATAGCATTACTAATGTGTTCACTGAGCGTGTCTTGTGTAGCGTTCAAAGATGGACCAACTTACCTGGGGATTGTTGGCGGAGATGCCTCCCTTATTGAAATACCAAACAAGTTGACAATTAAAGATTTGAATACCTCCATTGCATTCAGTTCAACTGTCAAAGCAGTCAAAGATATGTGGTCAAATTACCTGATCTCCGAAGGATTGAAATATGTCGCTGGACAATACTACAATCATGAGGGACAGGTGCTAAAGGCTAGTACTTCTGTCAAATTGGAAGAACTGAAAAATGCAAAGTCTGCTGCCGATGCAGCAGCAAAGTTAGAAGAACTTAAACTGTTAGAATCCACAACCCCTTAATTATATGGTAAAAATGAACATGAAGAAGAAAGCATCTGCTGTCGATGATTCTATGCAAATAGCACTTATCATTCAGCAGGCAGAACAGCCTACGACTAATACCCGATCCATCAAGGTGGCATATCCCCTCGTTCGCTCACTTATGAAGTCGTATACTCTGATATCAACTGGCAATGTAGAACAGTTGATCCCAACTGATATCTTCATGAAAATGGTTAAAGCCTCGAATGCCAATAATAAGCTATTATATGATATTCATCCAGTGGCAATGACTGCTAAAGTAATAGCCAGACTAGCAGATATGGTCAAAGCCGTTGCTCAAAAATATAATGTCGAGGTTCGAGATTATAGAATTGATACACCAAATGGTTCATATAATACCATTTTGATAGATCAACAGGTGAATGATGTGGAGTGGGCATACATGACTAAGGTTTATGATGATGCTATTACCAATAATAAAATATATGATTTGGAGAAGAAATTAGCATCATTAGTACAGGTTCGCAATCAATTAGCACGGCAAGTGAAGCTAACTGCAATTGCGATTGATAAAACGGCTCGATCTATTCTCGATTTGGAGAAAACCATAAAGTAATATTACATATGGCTGATGATTGGAGTTGGCAACCATATTGGAAATTTTTTAAGTTAGGTTATAAAGAACAATTATTCAATTCTTCCTTTAAAAGGATAAAATCTATAATCTCTTCTATAGAGGGTTCTTGTCCATATAAAATAAAAACTAGCGTAGATAAAAGATTACATGTTGCCTGGGCGGTAGAAGGCAATATAAACGACATATCCAAAACCATAGTATTTAACTCTAGAGAGAAAATATCAGAATGGATGATATGGCATGAGTTGGGGCATATTCACGATAAAGTGGTATCGAATCGACTATTTGATCGTGATAGTAGCCTATTCAACCATATAAATGGCGACTGGAAATCCAGGAATGCCCAATTAACGTGGCGTGCAGCCAGTGAATATATTGCCCATAAATGGGCGATAGATAAAGCTATTGCGCTGAAACGATGGGATGTGCTAAAGGGATTATTATATTGTATGATCTTTATACCTAAAAATGGATATTCTGATGAAAACTACTATAGAATAGCATTTGACAGATTGGAACAATTACCCTATATTGAGCGACTGGTTAAAGAATATTGCCATCCCCAAGTATATCGTATGCGGGGTTCTTGGTGGAAAATGTGTCAGTAAAAAAAGTTTGACAAAAGATAAGAAAAAAGTATAAGTATACGACAGACATGAAATCATTTCTCATAAATCCTATTTGCCCGGTAAGCCATAAATGGCAGGGCACTGGCATGTCCTATATAAACGAGTTTAGTGTAAAAACTTATCGTTTATAACTCCAAAGTCCTAAACCACTTTGGAAACAATAACCAAACTGTGGTGTCTTTAAAAGATTTCAGCCCAAATACGAGAAATGCTAAGGTTGATACGATTTATATTGGATGCCCGATATAAAGGAAATGGAGGAAATCCATTCGTTATTGCTTAAAATAACGTTATAACGTTATTTTAACGGCGAATGAAATTATTATGGCAAAGAGAGATAAAAAACGAGAATGTTTAGACTACATAAAATGGTGCAAAGCGAAAGGGTTTATGTTACCTGTACAGCAATACTATGATAAAAGTAACCGTATTGCGCAATTAAAACGTGACCGATTGCATCGGATTTTGAATTTAGAAATAAAAGATAAATTTATTAATGATAAACGTGCCTATTATAGGCAAGAATATCTAAAGTCTGAACATTGGCGAGCTTTGAAAGCTGAAAAGCTAAGACTGATTAAAAAATGCGAGAATTGTGGTGCAGGGCAGTGTTTAGATGTACATCATCTAAACTATAAAAATTTATATGATGTTAATGTAACAGATTTACAAGTATTATGTCGAGCTTGTCACATAAGAGAGCACGCAACTTATACAAAGTCTGATAACAATAAGTATGTTGAATTACGATCTAAAGAATGCATCAACATATATGAGTCAGGCACCTCGCATAAAAAACCGAAACCCCTGACGGATATAATAATACAGTGTAGTTCATTGAAAAATGAAGATAATTTATCTGATAAAGATAAAATGTACCAGAGGAAAATAGAAGAATTTATGGATTCAGGTAAATGGAGGGGATTAAGTAAATCCCAGATAAAAGCACAGAAACGTAAGATATATCGTGAATGTGTCGCCTATTATAGGGATTGATAGAAAAACGAAGAAAATAGTTGACTGGCACACTAAATAGTGTATTGTATAGATAGTTAATAGCGAACACAGTTCGCCCTGTAACTGGAAAAGTTATAGGATTAGATTTTTAATTCCAGATTAGCCAAGCAGCTAAGGCACTTCGCTCATATCGAAGGGATCACAGGTGCGAATCCTGTATCTGGAACCATGATAAAAATCCCATCGGGCTGGCTTGGTGTTAAGCGGTGCTCTGTTAAAGCACATAAGTGTGGATCGTAACCACAGGTGGGAGCCATAAACAACAAATTATGTTGCATTCTTCTTGACTTGGGAGAAAGTTAGAGTAAGTTGTTAAAGTAAAGTAAAATTGCGGGAGGCTAGGCCAAGTGGTCTGATGACTCTCATAAGGTTATAAGCTACGTGCGATTCGTAGTCCCGCAACCATGTTAAGTTAAATTAGGAAGTAACCGGTAATTGGTTTCCGACATGCTTTGGGAGCATGATTATGCGAGTTCGAGTCTCGTCTTCCTAACCATTTTATATATGCGCGTGTAGCCCAACGGTAGAGGCACTAGTTTTAGGAACTAGATAGTATGAGTTCGAATCTCATTATGCGTACCAATATCCAGTCATGTTCCAAGGTTGGCGACTTTGACTCCAAATCAGAGTGGTAGAGTTCGATTCTCTAACTGGATGCCATGTTAGTAATAAAAGGGTTTTGATCCTGTCGGGTGTCTGTAAAACACTTGCCTTTAATATGACGGGAAGTTGGCAATTCGAGCGTTACGAACAAGACCCACGTAGATTGTAACATATAGGTATAAAGATAGTACGCCAATAGGAGCATTATTAGAGAGGATGTCATCACTAGTAATGCGTGTGATTGGAGGGGACGGCTCAAATCCGTCATATGTACGCGATTGACTTGAATTAACAAGTGCAAGGGGAGTTAGTAGTCCCCACAATTTATCGCTGAGTAGCTTAATGGCAAAGCAATACACTGAAAATGTATGGAATCCAGTTCGATTCTGGGGTCAGCGGCTCCGTATAAAGGATGAGTATGCCGCCTGTCTTCGAAACAGGAGAAAGCTAATTGGACACATGGAGGTTCGAATCCTCTCTCATTCATATCAAAATATAAATGCTCTTGTGGTGGAATGGATAACACGGTTCCCTGCGAAGGAATAGATTAGTGGTTCGAGTCCACTCTAGAGTACCAATAAAAAAAATGAACAGATTTATGCTCCTGTAGCTCAATGATAGAGCAGAAGGCTCTTAACCTTTTGATGAGAGTTTGATTCTCTCTAGGAGTACCATTTTCTTTATTAAGTGCCCATTAGGAATAAAGAATTAAAGCATCGAATGGCGAACGTTCGGTCATATGTAAACGATTATTAGCAACGAAGGGCAGCATTCAACTTCTAACACATGATAATTAGACCTAAATGGGTGTGAAGCATTTTAGTGATGCAGCGGTCTTTTAAACCGCAGAACAGGGAGCGTTACCCTGCACACCTACCATTTAACAACCAAATCAATATAATATATGTCAGAATCGCCAAAATTGAAAATTTCAACCAGAAAAGTGATTGATGAACTAGACTTTTCAGATTTAGTTACCCAGGTATATGGGCGACCATACAACTATCAACAACAAGATAATTGTAAGGACCGAGGTACGGAATATTTAACCGTACCAGTGGAGAATCCATATGATTATGAGAATGATACTGTACCGGAGATAGTAAATGATGATAAGATGGGTGTGTCATTCAAAGCATGGTTGGCCCGCGATCCGAAAACTCCATTAGCGGATGGAGAGTATAATAATCAGTATGATTGGGAAGTTCCAATGTGGTGGGAACAAAATTTCTACCCGCACATTGATCAGATCATCAATGATCTACACTCCCGAGGAATATTACCCGCAGGCGAATATACACTGGATATAGATTGGTAATATAATCTGCTATCATCGAGTGAAGTATACTTTCAATATAAAATGTCTACATGGCTCGAAAGGTTAGGCGCAGTACTGCAAATACTGATTATGAGATTTCAAAATTCTCTGTAGACTTCATTGCTAAGTATAGAAATGGAGCAAAAAACTTGCAAAAACTGTAACATCACTAAAAATGCTAGTGAATTTTATAAAACTTCATTAGCTAAAGGCTACTGTAAAGTGTGCCATAATCAAAAATCAACGGAGCACAAGATTGCTCGCAAAGTTATGTTCTGTGCCTTATTAGGCAGTAAATGTTCTATATGTGGATATATGAGATGTGTCAGAGCTTTGGAATTTCATCATGTTAATCCAAAGGCTAAAGAGTTTAATATTTCAAAGAATATGAACAATAATGTAATTGTTTTGGAAATCGACAAATGTATATTAGTATGCTCTAATTCTCATAGAGAAATACATAGCGGATTAATACCTCAGTCGATCATTGATGAAATATATAAGAATATTGATAAACAGCGAATATATAATTCGTTATGTAAAAACGAGAAAGTTGAGCATAAGTGTCGCATATGTGGAATAGATCGAGTATCATCTAATAATAGAATGTGTAATAAGTGTAAGGGTATTAAATCTAGGCGTGTGAAAAGTCGTCCACCTATGGACGAATTGAGGGAGATGATATCAGCAACTTCTTATGTGAAAGTCGCTGAAAAATATGGAGTCACGGATAATACTATACGTAAATGGCTGAAATAAAAGTCGATATGTTAAATCCCTTCTCTTTTTAGATAAAAAACATTTGACATTCAGACTCTTATAGAGTAAGATAACATATGATGACGACCACAAGTATTTTAACTTCTACCGCAGAAGCAGACAAGCTAATCCTAGACATGGGTTTTGACCCAGGATTGATCCCCAATCGGCTCAAACAAGATATCCCTTCATTAGAAGAATATTTGAAATCTCTCCAAAAGATGACAGATCGGATAGATAATGTAATGGATATTATGTATGGCGATGAAAAAGCATCGTGTTGCGGTAAATGTGGATGTGAAAATTAATTAATAATGACCCTGTAGATCAATAGTAGTATCGTCACGCTTTCAACGTGAAGACGCCGGAGCGTAACCGGCCTGGGTTGCTTTGTAATAAAAAAATTGCCCATTAGCATAAAAGGAATGCATTCGGCTTTGGCCCGAATCAAGGGGGAGCGTTACCCTCATGGGCTGCCATATAATAACGGTCGTATGACAGAAATGGTTATGTGCTTCTCTCGTAAAGAAGATTATAGGGATTCAATCGCCCTTGCGACCTCATGACAAATACATTGACTCAGACAATAACAACACAGTTGACTGCACTCGCTAGTGGTTATGGATTAACATCCATGCCTATAGATGAGTCTACCAAAAAAGTGAAGAGTATTCAAACGATTTGAATCTGAATCTAAATGAAACCGGATTCAAGAATATAGAATAGTATTAGACATATCCAAAATAAATGAGTGATATTGAATATTTTAATGATGTGGCAAAGACAGTTTGGTCTAGGTTATACCCTGAAAGAAAGCCATTTGATCAGATTGATCCAGTGGCACAATCAGAGTGGCGTAGATTTGTAGAAATCACTTTGTTGGTGAATGCCCAATGGGGGCGATAATTTCTGGTCCATAAGCATAATTGGTGATGCACAGCTTTTGTAATGCTGACAATGGGGTTCGATTCCTCAATGGACCTTTCAGTTAATGGGCTATTGGTGTTTAACAGTTAGCACGATACATTGCCAATGTGTAAGAAAGGATGCAAATTCCTTATAGCCTTCGTAAAAAATAATATATGCGTCGTTGACAGACCGGATTAATGTAACTGCCTTCCAAGCAGATTCTAGGGGGTTCGATTCCCCCACGACGCTTTTAATGGTCATTAAGCATAGATAGCGATGTAATACATTGGTAATGTATGGATGGCGAGTGCAAGTCTCGCAATGACCTCTTAATCTTAAACTAATAAAAAATGAAACCACTACACTACGAAATAATATTTACCAGATGGAATGGTATGACTTGTTCATGCTGTCGGGAAGATTATCAGACAGAAGAAGAAATCGATGTCGATTCTATCGAGGATTTAAAATCCTATATCGAAAAATATATACTAGAGGATGCTGTTAAATGCGCATTAGATTTCGATGAAATACTTTGTCTTTGGAGAATAACACAAAGGGTGAGTTACAACGCATATATAACAATTGATCTAGATGATGAATTTCCTGGTTGGCATGATACCTTGCAAGAGAAAGCCAAAAAGCTTCGACATAAGCATGAAACGATAAATCAAATTGAAAAATTGGATAGATCGATTCAGGTGGCAAGAATCGAATTGGCGGAAAATGCGATACAGCAGCGAATTAATCGATTAGTAGATAAACAGAAAAAGTTGCAGGAAGAACTTGGCAAACTCGATCTTGTGGTGTAGAATACCAATATGAGTGAAGAGAATCACATTGAATATGCAGTGTACCATGGTAAGCCAGGGTACGGAACAGGCGAACAACAAAGAGAATCTGCAAAGGTTTTCGAGGTTGGTAAACAATATAAAATTATAGGTGGAGAGATGTATGCGTACCATACGGATATTATCCTAGAGGGTGTTGATGGGAGATGGAATTCAGTTCTATTTGACTTCGATTATAGTAAAGCCCCTTTAAAGCACCTATATCGATAACTTTTATGCGGAGATAGCTCAATTGCGTGGAGCAACACGTTTACACCGTGAAGGTTGAGGGTTCAAGTCCCTCTCTCCGTACCATTTAACATAACTTATGCCCTTGGTCGTCTAACGGTAGGACTCAAAATTGTGGATTTTGTAATACGGGTTCGATTCCCGTCCAGGGAACCAATAATAATATATAGGTATAGAATACCAGTCAGTTATAGATTCCAACGAGAGTGGATGTATGAGGATGATATCCAATGTTATGTGGATAACAACAAAGGTGGTAAACAAACTACCATCATTGTACCATCAGAAGCAACGGCATCGTATATTAAGCAGACTGGAAAGACCCAAAAATGGTATGTGTATAGTGTTTGGTTGCGGCAACCATTAGCATCTTTTGTTCATTGGAAATATGCTCTTAAATTTCTAAGAAAACATATAGATTGTGATAGATATCCATGAATATAGTTAAATCCGCTAAGCTAGAATTAATATCCATTAAAAAATCAGTTCGGAATTGGGAATCCTATAGAGGTTGTGATTCGATAGCCCTATTGGCTCAGATTCGACGGATGTATGAAAGTATAATCGTTTCTGATATAGAAACAGCTAAAAAGTATTATTCAGTTAAAATCATATTACCTGAATGGGTAGCGAATCATCTATTTGGTATAGAAGAAACCCATTGTTATATGGGATGGTTTAGGCGGAATAGACAAGTAAAAGCGGGTGCGATTAGTTATAGACGAGATTCGTCGGGAAAATATCTTTTCAGTAAAAAACAAACCCTTAAACGGGTTTAATAAATCAGTCCTACTGAGGTTGGCTCCTCAAACTGCTTGGAAAGCAGTAGTATCTAATCGTTTGATTGGATAATCGTTCGATGCGATTAGGATTGGCTTTTTAATAAAAAGGGTAATTAATTCCAGCGGCCTGGAACACTGCTTTGAATACAGTTGGAACGGCAAAAACCGTTTGGGGATCGACACCTCAGTTACCCGTATTAATAGAACTACCAAAATAGAAGAATGTCAGATCGGTACGGTGGATGTATATAACGATAGATATATGGAATATGCTGAGTACGGTAGCTCAAACGCCCTCGAAACGCGTAGTATCCCGTGAAGGATAACGGTTCAATTCCGTCATATTCCTCTTAGATTTAATGGAAAATAAACCACTGAGGTAGTGGACCTCCCTGCTAAGGAGTGTGTGCCGTAACCAATCGTCTTGCATGGATTTCGAATATCCTGTTTTCCTCTTTCAATAATCCGTGTGTGCCTGAATAGTAAAGGACTCGCCCGATAAGCGAGCATATAAGGGTGCGATTCCCTTCACACGGACCATAAAATAACTTTTATTACTTAATAGTGTTCCCTTAGCTAGACA